TTCTCTTGGATACCGTATATGATTATCAAGTTAAAAGGTGGGTGAGCACTAAAGATGTGCTTGTCGTCTGATGGAGAGTTGGCAACTTTAGCTGGGTCATATGTAATTCTGTCTAATTGGCTTCTTGCCCAGTACTTTAATATATTTGCTTCATCTTCTGCGCTTTCACCAGAAGAAGAAAGAACTGATATAACATTTGCTTTATCAGATGATACTTTTCTGCCAACACTTTCTGATCTAACCTTTGCTGCCTTCTCTAAAAGATCAGTCATTCTTCTTGGGTATCTAGAATATACCGCTAAGTTACCGGCTACAATTCTAGCACCGTACATTATAGCATCGTAGTTGTAGGACCAAAAACCATACAATGGTTGCTTCTCTTGCTTGATAGAAAATGTCATACTAGAAATATCTAGCTCGTCACCTGGATTAAACAAGCCATCTATGTAAACTTTAACATCTTCTCCAGAAAAATAATAATCAAAATAATTACTAAAATTTTTATCTTCTCTAGAAGTGCCTGCCCATTTTAAGTCAATGTCTTTATCTAAAGGATCAAAAGACTTATCTGCAAACGGAAAACCTCTTTTTATGCCGTTCCTAGATATTACCCCATCTGGTATATAACCGCTAAAAGGCCTGTATGGACCTCTGTTATTTTCCGCCATGTCGTTTCCTAACTTAAGGGTATTGTTTTGTCTATAACGTTGTGGTATTCTCTTGCTTTATCTCCAAAGAAGCCTCGAGATATTATAGCAGAGTTTACTCTCTTTTCGATTTCATCAGGATAAGTAAAGCTATCGTCTGGATCATAATGGACAAGTGGCTGAATTCCTCTTGCCATGTATGTGTAAGTTTGTTCCGTAATAAGGTCATCTACGGACATTGTTTGTCCTTCGTCTATTATGGTCAAACCAAATATTTTCATTTTTCCGTACAAACCATGTTCGTTAAAAAATGTTAATACTATATCAAAAGGTGGGAGCATGTCGGCTAAAGGAGAATAGCCCAGCATAGATAATTTTCTTTTGAATTGTTTTATTCTATAGAAAGCATATTCGTTGAATACAGTAAAGATTAACGAACCAGCAATTGTTCTAGGTCCTTTTACGAAACCTCTTGGGTTGACGTGACCTAATGTTCTAACCGGCGTATTCTCTCTGTGCATAGAATAAGATATCGTTTGAAGTTCTGCTAATTCTATAACATCGCCTTGGTTATTTAAGTTGCCATCTTCTGACATATCTGGTATAACCATAGTTGCAGATATATCTACACCAGCAAACGACATATTTGAGAATGGATCCGGAAGATTCTTTTCTCTTCTATACTTTTTAACGCTATCTTCGTATAGACTGTCTCTTGTTGTTTTGTTTATTTGAGTTATGTCTATTTGGGATGGTATAGTTATACCGCTAGTGTATTGCTCAAGTGGCCTAAATGACCCAGTATTCGGAATTGGTACTTGCGGCATTGTTTTTATTTCTCCTTAAGAAAAGGGGCAAGCGCAGAGAGCGTACTCCCTACACTTGCCCCAAACTATTCTTAAACAACTAAGAAGTTGTATTAGTGCTATGGTCTAATGATATCAGGGTTAAGCTTCGATTGCTTAACTGCGTCCTTTGAAATTATATCACCAAGATTTTCCGAATTCATCCTGAATAACTGGTCATTCGCAATCTTGTACATAGGGCCAAGTTCTCTAGCAACATATGTCATAGTTTCTTCTATAACTATATCGTCCATCGATGCACCAGAGCCTTCATTAAGAAGTTCACAACCATAGATTGATCTTGCAGCTGCTTGACCATATTCGTTAACAAAAGTAATTGTTATGTCGAAAGGTGGTATTTGGTCTGCGTAGAATGGAACCTTGCTTGTTACGTCTCTTGTCTGATCTGTAAATTCTGCAATGCCCCTTCTGTGGTTAGTGTCTCCAGGAAGAGTGTTATGAGCTCTTGTGAAGAACTTCATCTCGTCTGGTGTGTTGTGGTGCTTATCAAGCATGGTGTACAGTGCTGGTCTGTCAAAAACTGTAAAAATTAATGATCCAGCGATACCACGTTTTCCTCTAGAAAAAGATCTAGGGTTTGGTGAACCCATGGTATAAATTGGTGCCTTTTCTCTGGTGACAGAAAAAGTTATGCCCGAAAGCGCACCTATTTCAATTCCACCAAATGTTGCTACAATGTCAGCTCCAGAAAAAGTAGTATAAGTATTCAGATACTTATTAACTGGACTGTCGTAATATTCTCCTGCCATTTGAACCCTCCGTGATTCTTATCGGTTATGTTAGGCTAAGTTTACTGATAAACGCACTTCGATGCTCTTTAGCTCGAAGGCGGGTGTTACTACAAGGTCGATTATCGCCTTATTCTCGTTCGCAATATACGAAACCGCAAAATCTGCGTCGAGTAGGGCACCTAATTGCATCATTCCTCGTAGAGCTGATGTGACTGCAGTTTCCATTGAGTTTCTAACTTGAATAGTAGAAGCCTCTCCGACGAACTTCTGGCATACTTGACGAACAAGCAAGGAGCACTCGCTTATTATTCTCATAGTAGAAATTCTAGTGTAGTCTGAAGTGTCTGCTGCAAAAGTAAGTCCTTCTGCAAAAATTGGGACTCTGTTAAAGTTTAGCGCTACAGTGTTGATTCCCTTGCCACCGACAGTTGCTTGTGCAACTCTTGATGGGTTATATCTCATAGTGGTTATATTATAAAGCACCTTGTTTGATGGTGACGTATAAGAAGCCAGTCTGGTCAGTGTACCAGCCAATGAAGCTGCTCCGTTTGAATAACCCCAAGTTGAATCGTAGCCTGTTGGGATAAGCTCTGAGGCAACTACAAACAAGTGTCTACCTGCCTCGGCAAGTCTAACGTAAATTACGTTACCACCAGCGTCAGTTGTAGCAACTGCTATATCTTGACTTCTATTTGCAAGATTAGTCAAAGCTAAATGAGTACTAACAACCGATGGAGTCATTACTTCACTTGAACCGAGGTAAGGCTTAACGCCCATAACTGCGAAACAAGGGTGTGAATTCTGCGAAATATCTGCACATTTCCTAGCTACTCTTGTAGCCATAGAATTAGTAACAGTTGTCGTATCGTCAGCATAGAAGCCAAGGGTAGAAGTATTTTCAGCAGGTGTTGCACCCCATTGTGTTGGATGACCACCACGACCCCAAGGGATAATGATATCTGGCAAAGCTGATTCTGCTGCTTCAAATGCTGCATCGAAAATGCTTACGCTACTTGACGTAACGTCTGCAACTACCGATGAGCTACCTGCAACAAAAACAGAATTTGATGGAAGTGGAACCATATAAATTCTTTCAGCACCTGACGCAACTAATTCAATAAATGCACGATGCAAATCTGAATACTCACCAAAAGCTGTTATTGCATCTGCTTCGTTTGTTACTTGAACAGCGTCTAAGTCTGGAACGTTTCCGGTTCCAGTAGCGTTGTTTCTTTTTGCGATTACAACTACTCTAGGTCCAACCGGGAGGTCCGAGCGAGAAATGCTATAAAAGCGATCTTTGATTATTGTTTTTACACCTGGAATAGCCATTTAGCTTCAACCTCCAAAATTGATATTTAAAAATTAACTCATGGACTATAGTAACAAGCAACTTATAAAAACTAACTACCTTTAATAGGATGGAGTACTAGATTGATATAGGTCTATTAAGTTAACTTCTGTGCCGTTATAGTTTGGAGTGGCTTTTAAGGTGTTTGACATTTCCGTTGCCATATAAGCCCTTACGTCGATTATTATTTTTTCAACCCTAGATACAGTTGTCGACCAAAGCTTTTCCGTAGTTAACATATAAGTTACTGTTCTTTTGCAAACGTCTATGGAATTTCTAGAAGACTTAGAGTCAGACATTCTTCTTGAATAGACGAACTCCGAAGCACCCAGTCTTTTAAATACTGGAGTATGTTCCATCATAAAATCCTCAAATACTTCAATGATTCTGTCGGCTGCATCAGATCCACTATACCCAGGGTTTTCATCATCTGGTATATCGGCCTTATTGGCTCTAGTATAAACATTAAAACCTACAACGTTTTGAAACCTTTGACCATATATTATTTCGTCAGCGTCTTTTGGTATAAACCTAGTTCTTGGTTTTGGCTCCGAAGTATGAGCTCTTTTTAACTCTAACGTATAAGTTATCATTGGATAGCTAGCATACTGCCCCCCGTCTTCTGGCTCAATTGGTATCTGCGGGTATGCGTTTTCCCATAGCGCTTTTACTAAAGCCATAAATTCAATATAGCTTAAATTTCCAGCTGCCTGAAGTGGGTCGCTACTGTATGACCTATTTGTTAAAATATCATTTTCGTTTAAGCCCGGCATTGAAAAAGAATTCTGAGGCATTGCTAAACTCCTGGTCCGGTTAATATATTAAAACTTATTCTTTTTAAGGCGTGTGACGATATTAGATCAATTTCTAAATATATCTTACCTTTTTCTTTTTTATCTGCAAAGATCTCAAACCTATAGTCCCTAACGATAGATGGAGTTGTACTCTTTAGTATTTGAAACATTCCATTGACTTTTTCTTGTATTGTATCGTATGCAAATTTTCCTATATTTGATTCTGCTATTAATATAATCTCATTTATTATCATTGCAGCCAATCTTACTTGCGGAACATTTGCAAAGCTAGAGCCATCTTTTGCTAATGTTTTATCGTCAGACAAAAGAATTTGAAATGGTATGTTTCTTCTAGATCTATTATTTTTTACTAAAGTATTTACTTTGCTGCTATGTAGCTTTGCCACATGGGCTGCATTTAGTGGAATCCCAAAAGCAGAGTAAGCACCTTTTAAAACTTTTCTATTCAGACCCATGTATACTGGCCATTCAGATAACTGTCCAGCTACCGCGGCAGCTATTGAATTAGTATACGTAAAAGATAATTGAGGATAATTAAAAACAGCTTCGCCATAATATAGTAAGATATATCTTCCAACATCTAGGTTGTTGCCATCTATATCTATTTCTTCTGCTAAATTTCCACTTGAGTCTTTTAATATGTTTTTTAAAAAATCAACACTTGAGATAGTAGTAATATCTTCTTCGTTCATGCCTTTTGATCTAGAGCCAATTATCCCTATTCTTATTGCGGAAGTGTTTCTGTAAACGTGGTCGCAATGATCTGCTAGTTGTCTAACGAATTTAACTCCATCATTTCTTACAAAAGAAACTCCAACTGGAACTATCATATCTATAAAATCTACCTCTCTTGCATTGAGGTATGTTCTTTCTAGTCTTTCATAGTACTTTTCGTAAAAACTTAAAGAGCTTGGGGTTGAAGAATTAGATATTAAATCAGGTCTCTTTTGATTTACCATTGCCTGGTCTTCAACGTATTCAGACATTGGGGCAGATATCATTATGTAGATATCGCTACAGCCTGCCGCTTGGCAATCAAACACCGCCCTAAGGAGTGGTGAATTTTTATTCCCGCTCATTATGTCTATTGCTTCTTGAAGAGAGTTAATTCTTCTTATCTCGTTAAGGCCCAATAGGGTTGAATCAGCGTGCCCAATTAATAGAACTGAGTTTGTTTTTCCTGGAACTAAAGTCTTATATATTGCATTTACTTGTGTACTGTTAGAAAAAATTGTTTGGCTAGTTACAAGAGTTGGAGTATTGGATTTTTCCCTAAGCACTAGACCTGTCGAAGATAAATTTGTTAAATCAACATCATCGCTTTGTTTGTAAACTGAAAACCTGTCTAAAGACAAAATAGAACGCACTTGATATATCCCATCTAAAACTGGGTCTACATCAACTATCGTTATTAGTTCTTCTCGCTTTAGGTCGTGGTTATTCACCGTTGTTAAAATTGCAATATTATTTTCTATTTGTTTACTTTTTATATATATGGGTTTTTTTGAATTTATATCTCTTACTTGAAAATATAATTCTCTGATTTCTCTTACCCCATCTATTTTTGCTTCTAGAACAATTGTATACTTACCCGGAAAAAGTTTTTCTGGTATTGTATATATAAAATTATATATCCCTTTTGATTCTCTTGTTATATAATTATTTTGTAACTTAGTTTTTAAATCAGGGCTTGTGTTAAATTGGGTTGCAATTGGCACACCGTAGTCGGGAACCATAGACTGAGCATTGTATGAGAAGGTTCCATCAACAATTCCCCCGCCACCATTTTCTCCTCTTGTAACATTTATTAATATATCACGAGTAGTAGAACCATAGAAAGGCGTAGCAGATGCGTTCCTTTGTGCCCAGCTAGTGTCTATATAGATTGGGTCGTAGAACTCAGCGTCCAAGTTGAACAAGAACTTAAAGGTAACTTGTTGACCATTTGTATATAACGACATATTACACCGGCTTTTCTCTAGTTGCTCCAGCAACCCAATATTCTATCTTGCCAAATTTACCACGCATAGGGACAGCGTAATCTATCAAATATACCATTTGGCCATCTGGATGATTTTCTATATTTTCATATATACGATCACCGGTTCTTGGATTAATGTTTGTTTCAAAATAGTATATCATTTCAACCGCGTCTGGTGATGTTCCTTCTGATGATTCCCTCAAAAGGTTAACCAGATCTGAGTTTGCTGGATACATATGCCTAGTTGTTACTCTTTCAAGAGTAGAAGAGTAATTAAAGTCATCGTCTAATCTTCTTTGTATAAGAACATCATGACCCCATTTTTTTAATATGTTTCTAAAAGTTCTACTTAAATCAGTCACGACTTCTTAGGCCCCTCTTTGGCATTGGGTCGTCAACTACGCTACCCTTTCTGCCCGGACCATACAGCTCCCTATCTGAAAGATAGATTACAAGACCATTGTCTGGATCTATTTGTTTTCCAGAAGTCTTAGTTCCGACCCCACTAGGAAGACCCTTTGGTTGAACACCCCTCATAGAAACTTGAGAAGCTAAAAGTTCTTTTCTTAATGAAGCTGCAATTTGACACCAAGTTGTAGCGTTTCCTCTATTAACTGAAGACCTTGGCATAGACTTGTTGGTTACGCTAAGGTCTCCTAATTTAAGGGAAAGCTCGTCATCCCCGCCAAACCCATATGTCCTACTAAGCTCGCAAGCAGAAGATGCTTTAATATATTCTATCGCCGTAAAGGGCAAGTCTGGAAATCTATTTGAATCTTCTATTGAAAATATTTTTTTAACCTCAGTGGAATAATGGTGTATTAGCTCTCCTACCTCAGTCAAAGAAGCGTCAGGGAAAAAAGCCAATAGCTCTTCTGGGTCAAGGTATAGTGGCTCAACAATAGTAGTAAAGCTTATTATTTCATCGCTACCCAATGTTACTGTTGGCTTATAATCGCTAGTTAAACTATTAACATATATTTGCTGGGTTACTGTTATGTATGTTCCATTTACTAGTACGCCAACAAAAATAACATTATATTCATCAGCAATGGTTGGCGTAAAATCATAGTAAAATTCGTAGGCATTAAGTGCAGTTACCACCGTATTGGGTAAAACTACATTATTTGAATTCTTAATTACTAAAGTTACACCACCAGATATAGGAGCTACGTTTACTTGTAGCCCTGTAATTGGGTCTGTGTCTACAAATTTAACTTTAAGACGCACTTTATCGTTTATGTTAATCGAACTTAGGGTCATTCCAACCTCGCTAGGATATATATAGAACTATAGTAACAGAAAAAAGGCTATAAATCAGATACAAATTAAGAAATGGATATGCTTGCGCCGGCGGTGCTATTTGCGGTATCTGACCCGATCATCCCTGATGGACCCTCACCGCTGTCTTGATAGGTAACAGAGACAAGACCGCCACCTAAATTAATAATACTATCAACACCAAACAATGCTGAAACATTTTCATCTATAACTTGAATTGTCAATACTCCTTCTGGAGAAGTATCAATACTCAAAACACCTATAACTGTTCGATTAGATAAATCTATCCCACCAAGCCCAGCAATAATAGATATATTATTTATAATAATAGGGTTAATTAAGGATGACGCTCTTATTACAAGCGTCCCAGTATATGTATAGTTTGGCTCGTTGTATTGCATCAAATTATCATATTGCATATAATAGCCTTTGTTGTGCTTGTTTTATATAGTAATCAAAAATACAATTAAATATAATTTGTCAACTAATACGGTTTATCGCTTTTTAATGTCTCAAAAATTTTATTAGAATCATGTTGCAGATCTTTTAACCAACTAAGGTTATTTCCATTGTTTATTCCACCATCTGGATTTATTGGAAATCCATACGCAAAAAATTCTAGAAACGCATATCTTTCACCGTTTGTTACTGCTGTTACCTCATGTGCGCCAACATAATTTGATGGATAAAGAACAACACTCCCAGCCTTAGGTGAATAATCAAGACCTGCATTTTTAAACTTTATATGGCCACCAATAAAATTATTTCCATCTAGTTGATCTTCGTGTTCAACGCAATTGTTCAAGTACAAAGCTGCACTAGTGACGTTGTGAAATGGCGCTGTTATGGTTGGTGCTCCGTTGAACTCAAACTGGACTGCATTATCACAATGTGGTCCTATGCCCTTTCCGTTTAGGTAACCAGCTATATGACCAGGCCCTCTCCACCAAATAGTGCTTGCAGCCTCTTTATATAATGCACAGTAATATGTTAAACACTTATATAAAGCGTCGTCGCACGCCTGTATAAAAATTTTATATCGTTCATCCGGCATTCTGTCAGATTGCATACCAAGAGTATCAGTAAACCTATCTGGAGCTAAATTAAGTTCTTTTAACGGAAACTTAAAGCCAGATTTATTTGATGCGTATTGGACTCCATCTTCTTCAGCGTATTCAAAAATAGCTTCATCATTTCCTCTTAGCCAAATAATATAATCTTTAATTAGATCTTGGTCTATTTCAATGGCATCTTCGAAAACTACCACGCCAGATCCATGATTAGTGTATTTCATTTTTTTAATAACTTGATTTTGTGATGCTAAATTTGTCTGAATGTTCATCGTATCCTTTAGATAATAAATAATTTCTAAAATCTTCAGCCAGTGTTGGTAGGTATATATTGGTGTCGGAGATCGCACCTACCGGATCTTTTATTGGATCAGTTACGCTTTCGTGCACGGCTGGGTTAGGAGTACCCTGACTATACCATCCTAAGTAGCTATATCTTTTACCCTCTAATACCATTTTAATTTCATGAGCTGCCATATAATTAGATGGGAACATAAGAATATCTCCTTTTTTAGGTTTATATTCTATGTCAAAATAATTAAAAAAATGACTACCACCGATAAAATTGGAACCATCCAATTCTTCACTAGAATCAACACTGTCATTTAGATACACTAAGTTTGTTACAACATTTCTAAGAGCTAATTGATTTTTTGGTTCAAGTATGCCATATATATAATCTGCACTAATATCAGAATGCGATCCTAGGTATACATCTTTATTATACTCAAGAAAATGCCCCTTAACTTTCCACCAAACACACTTGTACGCTAAAGGAAATATTTCTAAATACTTTAACAAATACTTATTTTTGGTATCTTCCATAAACTTAAGCCATTGAATTATTTCTGGGTTAGAATTAGAATGAGCCTGTGATGCTCTCTTCGGCATTAGGTTAATGCTTTCCTTGTTGTAAAAGTAACCACTTTTATTTACATAAATTTCTTCATTTGTTTCTGGATCTATTCCGGGCGTATACATATCCGCCCATTCAGATGCTATCAATGAAGAAGTGGTATCCCTAACCCAATCCCAATCCATGTTCAATGCGTTAGGGAATAAAACTACACCGTTACCTAAATGTACTGCATCTACGTTATTATCTTTCATGAACAGCCTTTGCTTTTATTACTTCCTGTGTTGTATTATTGCTTGTGCTAACCCTGTTGGTTGGCCTATATAATTCCGAGTGTTCGCCCTCTACGCCAGTATACTTTGTGTTTAGGTAATTTACATAGTCGTCAAATAGTTCTGGCATCCAAACTTGTCCGCTATCCATGACTTCGTTTTTGTCTCTTATATTGATACCCCTATCAATGTCAGATGAACCTTGAGCAAAATATCCCACGTAGCCATACCTAGAACCGCCTACACACGGGTCGACTTCATGTGTTGCTAAATAGTTTGAAGGAAACATTATAATATCACCAGTTTTTGGAGCATATCTAACACCAGCATAAGGGAAATTAATATTCCCACCACTATACTCGTATTTGTCAGTGTTTGGGTTGGATTCGACTGAGTCATTAAAATAAAGAATTACCCCACAAACATTTCTAATAGCCAATTGTTGGTCCGGAATAGAACCTGGTTTATAATTTACGTCATTATCGCAATGAAGTCCGAAAGAACTGCCAGGGCTATAGGCAACTATGTGACCCTGAGTTCTCCACCATAGACATGGGATTAACATGGGGAACTTTTCAATATACCTTAGTAGGCACTGATAAATAACTTCTTCGCATTTCTTAAAAAAATCAATATAAACTGGCTCAGAATCAGGAGTAGCAAACTCCATAATGTGACTACAGGATGTATAAATATCCTCTAAAAGATACCTATGACCAGACCTATTTACCGCATGGCTTTGATTTCCAAATTCATCATAAATAATAGTATAATCTTTTTTAATAGCTTCATCTTTTAGCGACGCAAGGTAGGGTATTATTAAGTCTTGATCTACATTAAAAACTCCCCTAAATAATGCTATCCCGACTACCTAAATATTCAAAGTTAATGTCTTTATCCATAAAAATAAAGCCTCAAATCATCCTATTATTTGTGGGTCTGTCCCGCACGGACCCTCTGGTAAATTCATGTTTACTGCATTGTCTATTGCGGGTTTGCTTGTATCTAGCTCTACCGTTTCGTGAGTGGTATTATATTGCGCAACTTCTCTTCCTTGGTAAACTGGATTCCAACCTAATTCTAGATTATATTTTTGTGGATTGGACCAAATAGAGTATTCTGATTTGCAATATTTTTCATAGTCATCATATATATTATTAAACCAAACCGGGGGACACCATTCAAAGCTTTGATCTGGTTCAGATATAACAACATTTGCAGCTAGGTCACTAGCCCCTTGTCCAAAAAATGTTAGATAAGAATATCTTACACCTTTGCCCATTTTACTTACTTGATGAGATGCAATATAGTTTGTAGGAAAGAAAATAATGTCACCCTTTTTAGGCTCATAAGATACATTCAAGTGAACAAAAGAAAGATTGCCACCAGTAAAATTTTTACCGTCTAATTCTTCTTCTGAAGAAACACAGTCGTTTAGGTATAGCAAAGCACCACACGTTTGTCTGGCTGCCACCATACCTCTAGGCATATATCTAACGCCATTGGTTACTTTGTAGTTAGTATCATTATCGGCGTGGCAACCAAGTATCCCGCCATCTCCATATCTCAGTACGTGCCCTCTAGTCTTCCACCAAATACTTCCTACCATCAATGGATATTGGTCTATGTATTTTATTAGAGCTTTGTATATCTGTTCTTCTAGATATTCAAAGTAACCCTTTATATCACTTTCGGTTTCTGAATTTACCGGATCAAGAATTCTTACTGGAGTATTTGGAACGTCTTCTGGCTTATATCTAAAGCCATCTTCGTTGATCCCAAATTTGTTTCCACTTTCATCTTCTATCCATGTCCATCTATTTGCATGTGCTGCCTCTGCCCTAGAGTCTATATGGGGTAGGATTAGATCCTGTCTTGGATCAAACGCATTACGCGCTACCATAATGCCCGGTGCAAGGATCTCTATCTCTAGGTCAGCAATCTCTTTTATTTGAACATCTGATATTTCAGGAGATACGGGATACGCAACAGTGCTTATGTTTGAACCTTCTTTTGGAATAGAAGAATCGTAACTCATCCTAAAATCTCATCCAATGCTTCTCTAATAGTCCATCCAGCACCCATAACTCTTGGTATCTCGTCTAGAGGCATATCCTGCCAATTAAATCTCGATATCATAACTCCATCACCACTTACTATAAATTTTTCATACCCGTGTGGTATTCTTGCTATTGCCTGTCCCGCTAAATTCTGACCTTGTTGAGCTGCATTAGATTGGTCTGCAGCTGTATCTGAATAATTTCTTTTTTCATTACCTTTTAAAGCAGAAAAAAGTGGATGTTCATTTTTTCCATTTACGTCTACTTTTTCAAAAAATGGAAAAGTAACAAAAGGATAATACTTTTTTATAAACGCGCTTATTTCTTCGTTAGTTCCAGGTTCTGTGGAAGCAAATTGATTACAGGGGAATGCTAAAACAGAAAATCCTCTATCCTTAAATTCATCATGAACTTTTTGAAGCTGCCAAAACTGTCTACAAGTTCTAGCGTAGGACCAAACTTTCGAGCATTTAGGTTCATAGCTTGCTTTACTGGAAACGTTAACCATCAAAGTTAACTTTCCCTTGTAATTAGACAGGCCATCTTCTTCACCATCTATGGTTCTAATAGGTATGTTATATATTGACATCGTATGAATCTGCCTTAAAAATCATTTTTGGATATTCATCTATTTGCACAGTTCCTATAATGCTATTATATAAAAAGCTACCTTCTATTAAAATAGAAGCTTTTTGTGGTGTGTCAACATCAAACTTTATTTCTAATTTTCCATCTTCTAATTTTCCATTATCAAAACTAGCGGAACCCATGTCTGTCCAGATACTCCCTGAAACATGCGGACTTATAGCGTTTAATTTAAAATTATAATTTTCATCACCAAACGGCGTATCTACCACCATTTTCCATTTACCAATCATAGAATCCTCACATTCACTTAATCAAGGTTTATTTCATTTCTAGTATACCACAAAACTAAAGCATTTTTATTCTACAAAAAATAATTTTTCTTCATGACCCGAAGGAGGGTCGTCTTTATGCCATACGTTAATTCCAACTATAAATCTCTGACTATTTTCACCACTTGGAGTAGTACCATGTAATATGCGTCCTGCATCAAAAAATATAACCCTGTTGGGCCTATAGGTAATAACGTCTCTTTTACCGGTTGGTTTATAGTATTTTTTTAAATGAGTCATCGTATGTGGATCTTCTTCTGTGGTTGATAATAGATATTGTTTTACTATATCTACATCAACCCTACCGGGATGCACCTCTAAAACACCAGGATATACATTCTCGTTTACCTCAAAATGAGCGTAGTATACTGCCCCTATCATTGGGCATCTAAACTCACCATTTTTTTCATATACAAAGGTATCTTCGTCTAAATGCGTTGGGAGATATTGGCCTGGGTTGTAGGTTCTGGTCCAATATTCAAAACCAACTATCTCATCTAAATCGCAAGGTAAATTATCTTCCCATATAGCTTTGACTAGTCTTTTTTTTACTGTATCGCATGGGCTTCTCCACCAACCATCCCAAAACATCCAAGGAGAAAATACGGAAGCGCTATCATTGTGATAGATATTGCCACTTGCTAACTGTCTTGGGTTTTCTCCCATAGACGCAGGAAAAAAATTAGGATCGTCCTCTATATCTTTAAGAAGGACCGTGTCCTTGATGTAATCATCAATTATGATTATTGAATTTTGAGCTTTTTTAATTTTAGGATTTTGATATTCCATATTTACTCATAATAAAATTCATTTAAAGCAAGAGCTAATGGTGGGTTATTCTTATGCCAAACGTTAATGATCATTACTTGTCTTGTACCTGATAGCGCTGGAGTAGTATTGTGCATAACGTGTCCTACGTCAAAGATGATTAATCTATTGCCTTTATATGCTATTCTTTCTCTGTCCTCTATATCGGACACAAGGTTTCTTGTGTTTTCTTTTTCTAAAGCTTCACTTGTTCCGTCTAACAAGGCATTTTTGTGTATCTCTATATAGCCGCCATTTTTGTTTTCGCAGCCGTACAGTACACTTCCAGTGATTGGCCCAGTAAATATTTTGTCTCTTGCGTAAAGAAAAGTGTCTTCGTCTACGTGGGTCTGAAGATATTGGCCTGGATTGTATGTTCTGGTCCAGTATTCAAAACCCAAAATATCATCATGCTGATACGCTAAACGACTTCCCCAAATATTTTGTACTATTTGTTTTTTTAATGTATTAGCTGGACTTCTCCACCAACCATCCCAAAACATATAAGGAGCATAGCAGCTTGCTTGTTCATTATGATAGTTGTTAAGATCTGCAGCTATCTTATCTCCGTCACCCATCGATTCAGGATAGAAATCAGAATCTTCTAACGTCTTCAAATATAGGTCTTTGTCTAAAAAATCGTCTAATATAATCATTGTAGTTTTTCAAATCTTTTTAAATATTTTTGGTTATCAAATAACCAATATTCAAAATCTATATTAGACTCCCAAGGAGGAGTTGACAATTCGTACCTCTTTATCCAATATCCTTTTTTGCTAAATTTTTCAGCAGCTGCTAAAGATCTTGTGTTTGATTTCATTATCCATGCGCCTGTTTGATAAAAACCTTTTTCACAGCTTTTTTCTGCGTAAGTTTTAGTCATAAAACTAGACAATTGGCTACCCCAAGAAGATTTTTCTATAAACAAATAAACATTGGGTGTGGTGCAATGCTCATGGCATTCGTGATTTATTTCTAGAAAATTACATAAATCGTGGTCATTAGCCAAGTAAAAAACGCCAGTATTATTAAAAGAATCTTTTACATAGAAAGCTACAGACATTATTTTTATAAACTCAATCCACCACGGAATTGATCTTGCTTGCAACTTTGTTATTATTTGCTCTTGTGTATAGCCTGCTTTAGCAGCTATGACTGGCCATGAGCTAGACCATACAGACGAAAGTACAGCTGCATGTTCGTGGCATGGTGTTATGATTATTGTTTGTAGGTTTTCTTGTACTACCTGCAAGTTTTCCATAATTAAATTTATGAATTTAGTTTTTAAATACTACCGTAAATCCAACTCCTGTAGGTATATGGTAGCACTTAGAGCTAGGTAAAGCAAGTACTTCATCGACAATATTATACATCGGGTTAATACTTGTTGATGAATACAGTAGATTAAAATCATTAGATTCTGTGAGAATCAATGTACCACCAGAAGGAAGTGCATTAAACAAATCAGTAATCAAATTAGGATTTGTAGATTCTGGGACTCTCGAAGCATATAGAACTATTGTGTCTACACCTTCTGGTACTATCCCATTTGTTATGTCTAATGGATCTACAACATTAAGTGGGGTTTCCGAGTTAAGCCAATTATTTTCTGACCTATATAGATCTTCGTCTATTGGCACATAAACAGGACAGTCTAACAAGGAAGCCAAATAATTATGTGGGCTTAAAAGAAAATTACATCTAGTAAAAAGTACCCCTGATGGATTCTTTAGCTTTAGTATCATTTCTAGCTGCATTGCGTTAAACTTTATGGTATTCTGAATTTCTGTAAAGCCATTAGCTATTAGATCATATACATAAAATGGACCTGGCCAAGTACCTATACTTGCAGTCGATCTATCGGCCCCTAAACCTATTTCATTAGACAATACAGAAGAAGACATATCTACTAAGTCTTGATCGGAAATAATTTCATTATAATGAGTATTGCTATAATCCACAGATTGAGCCATCGTGGCGTATGTGTCTATTTTGGCCATTATTAACTTCTTTCTTTAATCAGTTTATAAAAATAAAAATTTTCTCTACACGATGCAAGCATCGACGACCTAGTATTTATTATTGCTCTAGTGACATTTGGTTCCGACCCTGCCAAAACTGGATAAGCCTCTTCTACTATTGTGGCAATTTCCTCTATTGTTATCGAGTCAATTCTGCTTTCGTTAATGCCAAGATTCATGAAAAGAGAAGCCAGGTTACTTTCTATTGATGCTAAATGAGTTTGTTTGTTATATTTCATGTTTATCTTTCTTCGATATTTGTACTAAAAATATCGGCTCCAGTTTTGATTTCATCCCAAGCACAGATGTACGCATTACTAAGGATGTCTACATTGTTTTCTCTTGTGGCGTTTTCTAGTGCCGCTTGACTGCTTTTATCATTTAACAATCTTTCTTGTTTAAGATTATCTCTTTGTGATTGAGTAAGATCCATATGTTGTTCCCATATAACATTGCTGTTTAGCTTTGATGACCAGCCAGAATCTATATATGATGAGTCTAAAGTTATTTTAGCCATTATAATTATAATCCTTTTAATGTGTTAAGTTCTTCAATAAGATTATAGGCAACTACCGAAGGAGCGTACTTTAACCCTATTAAGTTAAAGCCAAAATCACTACCAGTTCCCATGGCGATCTCTTCTTCTGTAGGAAGAGTTATATTTTCACCTGGCTGGATACTGTCCGGATCTATGCCCAAGCTCAGCAGGATGCCATACAGCACCTTCTCCTTAGCTAGTATTGCTTGTTCTTTTGCTTTATCTTTTTGTGCTTGAGATATATTAAACATTAAACTCCTTAAGTTTTTTAATACATAGCCTTGCGCTATTAACGTACATTGCCATAGTGGCGTGGAGACCGACTAAAGTATTTACGGATGTCTTTATATCGTCACTCCCAATTGCCTCATCTTTCAAAGTCCAAGCTTTAGTTTCTGTATTATAAACTCTATCTTTAAAAAACTGAAAATCAATTTCTGGAATAAACGAATCTAAAATAAAATCTTCAAAAATCTCTGGATGTCTTGATTTTAATCCATCCACTTTTTTTAAGGCTTCTTCTTTTCTTTCCTTAATCTGTTTGATTTTTTCATTTTTGCTAATTAAAAACATTGTTTCTCCACGTTTCGCCCATTGAGTTCTATATGACTTCTATAGTAACAATAAAGGTAACAACTTAACACTATCTAGGCTCATTAAAAGTAGGCAACCCGGAAAAGGATGGACCAATACTATCTCCATTTGCATCCAAGCCTGTTCTTATGCCCTTTGTCCAAGTCCAAGGTTCTTCTCTATTCTTTTTCATCTTTGCGTCACCATAAGCTGCACGGGCGTTCATTAAATCTGGTTTATCCCAAAGGTTCTCTACTTTAAACTCAACCGATTCAAGAAGATCACTTTTAAAAATATTAAAGAACATAAAGGGCGTGCCCGCTTCAAATGTAACTGGTTCATTAATTTTATTAATAGCCCAATTCATTTGGAATTCATCTGGCCACCAACTGCTTGGTATAATTGCACTAAGAGGAGATGCTCCGTCAACCATATAGTTTGGCGACCCACCAATCCAAGTATCGTAACCCTTTTCAGTGCCAAATGCCCAACCAACAGAGAAAGAAACCATGCCTATAATTCCGCCATATACAAATGTTCTACCCATATATTCTTCACCGCTAAGAATCTTTACATTATTGTTTCCGCCCTCCCACTGGACTACTACGTCTTGGGGGAGTATTAGCTCCCATCCATGTACGTTGGCTGCAGTCATAGGGAGACATTGATACGCGTGCTTTTTGTATGTGTTATCCATCCAATCTCTTTTAATCCTAGATTGAACTATCTGTGGCGGATTTTGATGGGTTTTTGTTAAAGTGATTATAGTCATGAAGGGTGCTTTATTATAGGGCTTTCATTTGAGCCTTTTGCTATAATATTATTTTGTTTAATTTGTTCAATCTTTTCTGGAGAATATTTTTTTTCTGGAGTGTTAGAACCGTATTCTACGTTCTTATGATTAGCATCATTATAGTCGAACATTGTTACAGCGGAATACTTAACGCCGGCAGTTACTTTGAGCGAAGCATGCGCGAAAATATATGTGGACGGAAATAAAACTATATCTCCTTTTTCTGGTTTATAGGTAATATCTAGATAAGGAAACCACAATTCCCCACCTTCATAGTCATCATTCATGTACATCACCGATGACAGTGTGCATGTGTAGGAAAAGCCGTGATCCGAATGAACAGAGAAATGCTGTCCGGGTTGATACCTTATAAAATTTATAGCTTCCATAAATTCCATTTTAAAATTATAACGAGATTCGTAATGATTTAAGCACTGGGTAAGGCACCCGTTTATATCATCATAAACAGCTTTGACATCTTTAAATTTATCTGTTAAATAAGGCCAATGTGCGGGACTAATTTTTAAATCAACACAATCCCTATACTCTGGCATTCTTACATTGTGACCAACCATAGCTTCTGACCATTTGAATAACTCATCTGAACTATTGCCTATCGCAGCTTCTAGTCTTTCTGCAAGATTGAGTGAATCTGGTATGGCTTTTTTGTATAAGTGAAATCCTAGTTTTGGATCGCCAACATGATAATATTCCATTATTCTCCTAAATTTTGACTTTAAATATCAACAAGTGATATACTATACCACAACCAGCAAGACGCTTACAAGACGAATAATATATTTAGACCAATGATCTGAGGCACTGAGAATGGAAATGGATAATACGAACTCACTTATATCGCCTGGATATTTTGGCAATTCTCCAGATAATATTTTGATATTAAAAAATTTTGTTGAACTTCAGGATTTAAAAAAAATTCAAGAATTTGTTCCAACTATTAACCAATGGATGGATGCTGGAGAGAATACTTATGATGACAATGGAACTTGCACGTATGATGCTTCTTATTGGCAAAACCGTCAATGTAGTGGAGAAATATTGTCTAAAATAAACTTAGAGATATATAATATAGTTGATAAATATATCCTTAAGATGAAATATGTACTTGAAGATAATTTTAATGTCAAGCTTTCTGCCAGACCACCAGTGATAATAAGATGGTTTCCGGGCTTAGAGCAAAGACCCCATGCTGACAAACAACTGAATGATGGATCACCAAACCCATTCCCTACTTATGATATAAACTCATTAATATATTATAATGATGATTTTGAAGGAGGGGAATTATATTATCCACAGCATGATTTGGTTATAAAACCAGAACCGGGACTGGGCATTGCTCATCCGGGAGATATTAATTACCTTCATGGTGTTAAAATGGTTACCTCTGGGGAGAGATTTACTACTCCATCTTTTTATACAATTACAGAATTGAAATGATCAGAGAATTTTTTTACCTTGAAGATTTTATACCAAATCATCTGTTAAATATACTCATAAGTTGGGCAGTAAAAGCCCCTACAAAAAAAGATGACTATAATGATATTGATATTGAATTTATACAGCTTGTTGAAAAAGATCATAATATAGCTACTGTTTTTCTTGAACTAAACAAATTAGTTCATAGAACTATAGAAAAAAAATTTATGTGCAGTGTATATAGGGAAGAAATTTGCAGCATGGTTGTGTATAGGGCTAATGGTTTTTTACCTAAACATATAGACAATGTCCCTGGGCAAAATCTTCCTACACCAAGCGGAAACCCTTCAAGGGATATTTCATCAACACTATATTATAACGATAACTATGATGGTGGTGAAATAGTTTTTATAAATCAAAACTTAAAAATAAAGCCAAAAGCCGGAAGCTTGATATTGTTTCCCTCCAACCAAAACTACCCTCATGAAGTTCTACCCGTAATCTCTGGAAATAGATATTGTACTACTAACTTTTGGTCTTTATCTACTTAAAGGATGGTGGGAAGTATGGTGGAAAGAATGGTGGGAAAAAC